CCATTTCTTGCTTTTCTCCTTTTTCGTCTATAACCATTTCTGCGCTGTCGCCTGTTAAACGCACCGAGTGACCAGCACGCCCACGGCGCACAACTGCAACGTGATTAATCTGAATATTTCTTTGCACCGAATCATATGCCATGCCTTTGTATGTGCCCTTAACTGGTACGATGTCTGTTTGAAAGCCAATAGACAGTTCTTGTTTGCCTTTTTGGATTTCAGAGATTAAGTCGCTGTCAGTAATGGTCATGTCAACCTTTAACTTGTCACCGTCAACGTGTGCATTATCGGCAGTAAAGCCTTTCATGTACTTTTTAGTGTTGTTAGTGGTGACTGCTTCGTTTGGGTGATCGTCTGTTACTGGCTTGGAGTTGGCACTCTCAACAGTTGAATCGTTCAGCAACTCGTCTGGAAGCTTGGCTTCCATAGTGAGCGAGCCGTCTGCTTTCATGTAAGGGAAGACACCCACACGAGCGATTGGCACATTCTTTGCATGTAAAAAACCTGTCTGTGAATCTACAGATAAGCTATTAATCGGTGCTGTATCGTACCGTGTGAGCATCTATTCACCTGCTGGCACTGGTACTGGTTTGTTTGGAATATAGATTGTTTGGTTAGGACGAATACGCAAGGTAGCCTTGTTAATGTGATTGAAGTAACGAAGTTGTTGCAAAGCAACGTGGTTAGCTTCCGCAATATCAAACAAGCTTTCGCCGTCTTGGACTTGGTGTGTCTTGCAGTCTGAATAATCAAACATGTTCATTGGGTCTTTTGCCATTGGTTTCACCTCCTTCTTTTTGTCAGTCATTGCAGTTGCTTCTGTTTCTGCTTTTTTGACATCTACATTAGCTGTTTGTTTCCCAGCTTCTGCAATAGTTTCTTTTGCAACTTCGATTGGTTTTGTCACAGTCGGAGCGACTGTCGTTTGTTTTGGTTGTGTTGGTTGATTATCCATGTTATTTCCTCCTAAAATTTCACAAAGTCTGGTAGTTTTGGGTATAAAAAAAGAGCCTTCTCGCAATGAGAAAGCTCTAATTGTTATTCAGTTTTAGTCCACTACCTCCTGATAACACCTACAGCGAATAGGTTGACCCGGCAACATGCCGTTGTCGCCACCGTTTGGGTCATCATACTTGAAGACTTTGCCGTCCAGCTCTCTGTGCTTTGGTCTAACACGCCCGTCTTCCATAGAGCGCCATATATACTTCGTAGAGCCACTTTGCTGGTTTCTGTATGCGTCTACCTGTGACAAGATTTTTCCCGTCTGATCGGTTGCTATTAGGTCAGCGTGGCGTAATGCCATGCCAGTTCGATTGCTAATAGCGTGCGATAGATCAGAAATACCAGAGCCTTGATTAATCAATCTAAATACATCGCCTTGAAGCTGATTTATGTACCGCTGGCGCATTGTTTTAATCAAGTTGGTATTCTCTATGATCTTGGATTGAGCGTACTCACGAAGCTTAGGATTGCGGTAAAACGGATTGATTGCTACTGGGTCAGCTTTCATCGTGATTATGCCACGTCTTTGAGTTGTTTTAGTGTCTGAAAACTTATCGACTGCATAAACAAACTGCATTGCAATGTTTCGCTCTTTCTGTTCTTCGTAATATCCGCTTACTGACACACTAAAAAGGTCAAGTGCCTGCTGTACTGCGTGCGTCCAGTCTGGATTGTCGCTGTTGTCAGCATCGGTCAGCATCTTCGTTCCACCTTTGACGTAAGGCTTAATACTGTTCAGCATCTTGTTTGCCTGTACTTGCCATGATCTGACCAGTTTGCCTAACTGGCGGTAGTATGAGCGCTCAATCTTGATTGGATAGCCGTTTCTATGCCTTGCCATTGTGTGCCATCTCTAAATCTTTCTTATACTGCTCAATCTGTTCTGGCGTGAATTGGCTTTCAAACTCTGCTTCTGCGCTATCTGTTGCCATGTTTTGTGCTGGTTGAATTTGATTGTTAGCTTGTCCGTTCAAGCTTGCCATAGCTTCGTCTGGAGCTTGCATTCCTGCGCCAACTCTTGCCACTGCCGCTTGAGTGTTAATCAAGTTGGTTTGTGCCATTGTCTTGTCATCTGGTGTCCATAGTGGGTTGAACTCAATGTGCCAATCTATTGTGTCTGGGTCAATCGAGCCGTCACCAACGTCTTGTGCCCAAAACAGAAGCTTGACGATCTTCTCAATTTCTGGCTTGAGTTCCTGCTCTTGCATTGCCTTAACAGTGTCGTAGTAATTGGCAACGTCTTGACTAGCCCCTGCCAGTGTCCCAGCTTGCTCACCAGTTAGTACGCTCTTTGGAATATTGCTTGCTGCCGCTAAGTCTTGCCACGCAAAGTCTAACAAGGTATTAATGCCGTTGGTTGGCGTTGAGAGCTTAATAATGTCATTTTGACTGTTAATGAATGCCGTTGCTTCCGTGTTTAAGCTCTGAGACATTTCTTCTTTGTCCCTGCGGAACTTTTCGGCACTTTCACCCATTAAGTTGTCAGACTTAACAATCTTGAAAGTAAACTCACGAAGCATTTTGCCGACCGTTTCAGTGGCAATGCTCATGTTCTTAATTTGATTCTTGCAACGCTGAATAATTGAAGTGCCGTGTATATCGTCTTCAAACTTGTCTAGTGAGATGTGACAGTAGCGTGATTGATCTATTACAACAGTTTCAACTGGTTTTGGGTCTTCGATCTGGTCTCCGTTTTTGTTGACGGTATAGCCGTTGGTTGTGGGTTGCACTACGATTGCTTGCTCTTTGCCGTAGTCAACGCTAGTGGGGTCATCATTGGTTTGGTATGCCTTAATGTGTGCTTGCCCAAATGCGTGTACAAAAACAACGTCTAACAGGTTTTGTGGGTCGATAGGTGTATCTGTACTTGTTGGGTTTAATTCTTTAACACCGATCGTTAAATAGCCGTCTCCGTTGCTTCGCTGAAAGACAATCTGCTGAGCAAGAACGGACTGTAAATTCAAGGTATCCAGCTTCTTTTGCATTTGCTGTTGAAGCTTTTCATTGCCAGAAATAACAAGCCTGAATCCGTTTCTAGTTGCGTCTTCTGCTGGCTTGGATACGACCTTATGAGTTATAGCGTCCGTCTTGTATTGATTGTCTAGGTCTTGATAATCTTGCCTTGTTAGTTCGTACTTGAAGCCTAACTGTTGGTAGCGTGTTTTAGGGTCAAGGTCTAGCGAATCAGTTCTAACAACACTTGGCGCTCTTTTCTTTTTTAGCATGTTATCCTCCTTCCTAGAATCTCATTACTGGTCTGTTGCTGTTTCTTAGTAGTCTTCTTACTGCGTAAACCATGCTGTCGACTTGGTCATCATGTGGCATGTTTGGAAAGCCTACCCACTCTTCAACTAAGTCTTCTGTCTCTGGGTGCCAGCGTGGGTGCGGAACATAAATCTGTCCTGCTTCAAACAAAGGGCTGACAGAAGCGGCACGGGCTTCCTTGCTGTCAGAGCCTGGGCTTACTGGCATAATGCCTGCAATTTCACGCTTCAAAGTGTCAATAATCGCTGGTCCGTTCGCTTTGTCTTCAACAAGCTTTGCCATTGCTTCTGGGTACATTCTGCTTTGTGATCTGATTGCATCAAGCGTCTGGGTAAACGATAACCGCTTGTGACACCAACCTGTACGAAGATAAGCATTAGCACCACGCCTTGACCACGTTTGACCTGCGACATAGTCATCATTAGCTTTGGACTTGAAAGTAGCGTCCCACGCCTGTACGGATTCGTCCAAGTGTCGTGGCAAAATAGCAGCGTCTTTTTCAGTTAATCCAAGCTTGACCATAGTTTCACGGTCTGGCACATAGTACTTAATCCACTCACGCTTGATAATGTTACCGCCCTCGATTGTTGGGCTTTGCTGATACAATGCATTGAAAGCATGTGTACCAAGGTTCTTTTTTTGCGCCAATAGTGCATTAAGTGTATGTAGTTCTGGGCATAAAGCCTCGCCATTATGACGACCAATAATATCGGTTTGACCTTTAGGAATACCAGTAGCAATGGCTGGGAGCTTTATTTCTTGCCAGTCATACGCCTTTTGCTGTAATAGCCGTCCGCTTAAATCATCTGTAGCCCAACGAGTAGCAATAACAATCACGGAAGAATTGTTTTGAAGACGCGTACTAAATGTATTAGTCCACTCTTTCCAAATCTTCTCTTTAACAGTTGGTGACATGGCTTCCTCACTGTTTTTAATAGGGTCATCAATGATTAATAGATCAGCCGAGTGACCGGTAGCAGAGCCAAGCATTGATGTGAAAAACGCCTCGCCTTTATGGTTTCTAACATCGAATTGATTAGCCGTATTCTTGCTTGTTGTTAGTCCAAATAATTTAGGAGCTAGTCTGGTGAACTTATCTCTATTCGAGTCTGCAAACTGTGAATAAAGGTTCTCACCATAGGCTGTTACCATTACTTTTTTATCTGGGTAACGCATCAAGTAATAAGATGGCAATGTTTCAGTAATAGCCATTGACTTACCATGTTGCGGTCCCAACTCGATAATCAAGAACTGCTGTTGACCGTCTATGATTTTTTGTATTGCATCGCAAATAATCTTTACATGAGGATAAAGTTTAGCCTCTGGCGCATTTGCCAATAAAAAATAAGCAGCATACTTGCGTCGAGCCATTTCGGTTTCCATTTCCGTAAGTCCTACTGTTTCAACTTCATTTAGTTTTGTCATTTCTTATCACGCAACTTTTTAATCATGTCTTCCAGATCTTCTGTTGATACATTCTTAAAAGGTCGATTTACACCAACTTGACCGCTGACTTCGATCTGTTGTGTGTCACGCCACTTCTGTGGTTGACGATTGCTCAGCCATAACTTAATTGCGCCGAGTTGCGGAGGATTATACTTGGTTACTACTGATCCGTTTGGCGCTGTTTCATCGTAGTGAAAGCCATTAGCAAGCTTATACAGCGAATTTTCAACAACTGAGTCCGCAATGTCTTTATTTTGGTGGAGTGCGTCAAATAAATCCTTGTTGTTCTTAGCCCACGTATAAATAGTTTGCTTAGTGGTCTGTAATTCCTTGGCTAGTTCTTCAACAGTCAAGCCAGACCGCATCCTTTGGGCAATAACTGCTATACCGTCTGGGCTTGTCCAGTACTCTTTTTTTAGCTTTGCACCTTTCTTTTTTGGCATAACCTCGCACCTCCTTTATTTGACTTTTGCAAAACAAAAAAAGCTAAGCTTCTTTAATTCGTTGCTTAGCTATTTCAAAATATTTTTTATTTAATTCCATGCCAATAAAATTTCTATTTAACTGTTTAGCAGCCACTCCGGTTGAACCACTACCCATGCAATTATCTAAGACTGTCATGCCTTCTATGAAAAACCTATACAAAATAGGTGCTTGTCGTTTTTGTTTTTAATTTAAATTTTTGCCACTCGTCATTAGTCATATCGCATTTTGCTCTATTTTCAAACCATGTTAGCACTTGTAAATTACCTAACTCATAACTTCCGCCTTTGCAAATAGGTTGTATGTGATCGAGTGAAGGCATAGCCCATCTATCTCTGTTGCTATCTATCCACTTTTGATAAACTGCATTAAAATGTTCATCGTTATAGAACTTCGTTATGAATGATTTGTACTTTTCTGTATCAAAATGTTCACTTACTCTTTTTCGCGTTAACATTTTGTTTAGACATTTTAGTTTTTCTACATCATCGAATTGCTGGTAAAATTTAAAATCTACATCATATTTTATATGAGCAGCCATATTTTTAAGGACTAGTTCTTTGGTCATCTTTTTTCCTTTTGACCAAGTTTTTCTTCCTTTTGTTGCTTTGCTTATTTTAACTTTATGTTCATCGGTGAACGGTTTCCTAATTCTGCCCTTTTGCGTGATCTTAACACCATTTTTAACTAAAATACGTTTGATTCTGTGATGATTAGTACCCATCTCTTTAGCAATCATTCGTAAAGTCATTTTTTTGATTGTGTATAGTTCTATAATTTTATGCTCGTTCATGATATCCCACTTACTCTCTGATATTTATAATTATATCACAAAATAAGTGTTATTAAACGTATTTCAAGGTAAATCTGCCAAAATAAGGTCTATAGAGTGGTCTTGAATGGTCGGCAAAAGTTCTAAGCAATCGCCTTGTAATAATGTTTCTGTCATAATTACTCCAAAACAAAAAAGCAACCGAGATATACTCGATTGCCTACCAATATTCATATATTAAGCCGTTTTCTGAATCGTATTTGATGAAAGACAGGAACTTCACCCGCTTGCCATTGAACATTATTTGTTCTCCCAGAAATTGCCCTTTCCATGAGCCATATTCTTCTGGCTGGCAAACTTGATCTGAGACAATTACTTTGCTTACTTCATCGTCTCTTTCTGCAATTTCAAAGTTAAGATATTTTTCGGCTTTTGCAATAAATTCTTTTTCACTTATCAGTTTTCTTGTCATGCGCACCACCTTGGAAATCCCAGTTTTTGAATCTCTAGCGCTTCCTTAGCGTACTGCTTGGGGTCAGGACATTTTCCATTAGCAATTTCAGTCAGTAAAGTGGTATACAGCGTATCTTCGATGCTATGTGCAGCTTCATAGTCGCCACTATCAGCACTTGCTCTAGCATCTTCAACGTACGCTCTTACTTCTTGCTCATTCATGCTTAATGCTCCTTACAAAATTTCCCTGTGGGTCTTGGGTGATAACTACTGTATCAACATCTAAGACCTGATGCGCTGGGATTTTTTTACCGTTTCGTAGAATAACAAGTTCTTTGGTTTCTTGCTCTTCTTTATGCTCTTTATTTTGCCTTCGGCGTTTTAAATCTTCTTGCTCTCTTAATTGCTCTTCTGCTTCTTCTTCGCTTTTTTGTCTCTGCTCTGCTTGAATCTGAAGTGTCAACAGCATTCCTGCTATTCCGTTCATTTTCAGTCACCACTTTACCATCGTTAAACCCGCTATCCAACCTTTTGATAGTTAACTTAGTTGATTAATTATCAAG